TGTTGTGCATCCGGTGCAGCGCGAAGATTATAGAACCTAGCCCATGCGGCTAAAGACCCAGTTACATAATAACTGGTGTACATTGATTGAGGTAAAACAGCCCTGGCCTGTTCTGGTGCTACACCGGCAAGGATCAGACTGTCGTATGCTTTCTTGGCGTGGACTGTTGCTTCCAGATAGATATCGTCCGCCCAGTTTTGATCATCAAACTGATCACCGGAACCTTGCTTGATAGACCCTTCTGGTTTACTACGCCATACCTCAGGTCGCCAGATTTCCGGAGTATCACTTACGTAGCGCCTGGATACTTCGTTATAGACAAACCCAACTGTATGCCTGAACCTCTCCCGTGCTACAAAGATCGGTACAGTCTCTCTAAGTGTTACCTGACAGTGGCCGCTCGGAGTCCAGTGGTTATACCTTGCCAGATAGTTAATCAGTCTCTTGTCACGATCTTTAAGAACCTGCTTGGTGTACGTATTGTCATTAGATACCTGTAGATCCCAATCAGATTCCTTATTATGGCTAACCTTAGCCGCATTAACTACCCTAAGGTCCGACCCCATATGGTCAATCTTCTCTACCTTCATCGCCAAATCTCGTCTACCCGGTTGAAATTAGTTCTGCTACTTAGATAATCTATAGCCCGCTGAAGGATCTGTTTATTATCATCAAATCCCCCAAGGGCTCTATTACATTTGTGACAAAGCCATCCTCTGAACTCTCCGGTCTCATGGCAGTGATCAATAACCCACGGACCATTCTTAGTATTGCCTTTGCCTTTTACCTGTTCTGCGTTTTGGTTACAGATAGGACATACATAATGTTCAGGAGGCATACCGTAGACCTTCCTTAGTTTCCTTCTAACCACCCTTAATTCTTCATTACACTTACGGCATTCCGGTCGAAGAAAGTTTCCGCCAGAGTGCATCGAATAAGCAGAAAGAGGGAGATATGTATCACACTTGGAACATACCTTACCCTCTCCCGCACCTAAGTCTTGGTGCTCAACGACCACTACCTGAACCAGTCAATCGTTTCAGGTTATCAAAATACTCTCGATTATATCCTCTGCTCCATTCTTTATATAGATCGGACTTCGGATGAAACGGATTATCCAGGTCTTTTTTAAACCCGATCTTACCGTTCTCGAAAGCATCTTTAGGCGTGGTCCTTGGTTTCTTAGACACCGCAACTGCCTCCTGTTTGAGAGATGTCACAGATATCGTGAGTCTCAAGATGTTCCTCAAACTCTGTACCTAGTTTATTTAATGCTTCACGATATGGTACAACAGTAAGAGGCTGACCACCCCTAGCCCCATCAGGATAACAAGTAAAACCGCGTAACCTGTGAGCGTACTTGGCAAGCGTGTTAGCAAACTTATCAACTGTGTCTTCATTGTTTAGCTTTGACCCCCACTGCGGGAGGTTGATCGTGGAACTAATGGACATATCCACATAGTCCTGTACGTCAGCCTGGAATTTGATACGTTGTTCATAGTTATCAGCAAGATAAAGAGCACTCTCAATATTCTCAGGATTGGCTCCATAAATATCAATAAGTTCCTGTGCTGCACTATCAACAACATACTGATACTTCCACTTAGTACCGTTAGTCAGATACCGGCGCTTATAAGCAACAGCGAATAGTGGCTCAACACCTGTTGTCGTACCGGCCAGGATACCAATAGAACCTGTCGGTGCAATAGCCCGATTAGCTACAGGCCGTGACACTGATAGACTATCAGCAAATTCCTTTGATACTTTATCAGATACACCTTTGTAGATAGATAGCCAGCGGTGCAGTTCAGGAGTTACTTCATAACTATATCCGCGTTGGATCAGCCACTCATGTAGACCCATAAGACCTAGACCAAGGCGACGATTCTTTTCTCGAGTCTCATAGACCTTGGCATAAGGTAGGTCAGCACGGAGCGTACCACAGATCAGGAACTTAGTTGCAAGCTCAACAATATCGCTGAACTCATTTACAGATTCAATCCGCCCCAGGTTAATACTACCCAGATTACAGACATCACTATCATCAGCACTAACCACTTCTGTGCATGCGTTCCGAAGTGTATCGTTCTCGTCTTCAAAGAAGTTAAAAGAGAACCCAGGTTCCGCAGTACGCAAAGCCTGACGGACATTCTGTTTGAATACCTCTCCTACATCACCGGTTTCCCAATACTTAAGCAGCCAATCCGTATTATAATTGACGCTGATATTAGTCATATCTAGTGGTGCATGGAAGTTAAAGTCTTGCTCTTTGATCTGCTTCAACGAGAGACCTGTATTACCTACCGGCATCTGGTCCCAGTCCTTAGCGGTTAGGAAGTCGTTGACATCACCATGTTCCCAGTTCAGGGAAGCATAGATAGCAGACCGGCGTGAACCACCTTGCATAACCCGGCGACCGATCTCATTGATCATCTGCATCTTAGGGATAGGACCAGATGCTACCCCGCCTGTACCTTGCAAGATACGACCGGATTGGCGATAGACACTATAGTCAACCCCGATACCACCACCGGTCATCAGGCATGACTCTGACTTCCATGAAAGGTTAGCCCAATCCTCACGAGTATCTTCCTCAGCTTTAAGAAGGAAGCAATTGTTATAGTATCGATTCTTCCGACCAGCATAGTACAGATAGCGACCGCCAGGAACAAACTTAAGATCCCGGATATACTTCTTAAGCTGTGCCTTTTCATCCTTAGTGATCAGGTCTCGCTCAACACTACGCAGATCACCACATACATCCTCAACCAAAGTATGTGCTAGTTCCTCCCAAGTATCTGCGCCGGGATGGGAATACTTAAGATTAAAGATATCCTCCGAGAACCGTGATCGGAACATCGGATTAGCATTAGATTTAAAACTACTCATTAACCATCACCCTAATTTTATTAACTGTTAATCCGTCGATGCACTGTTCTAAGGCATCCGTAATCATATCTTCTAATTCGTTGGCTACACCGGACGCACCATCCGAGGGAATCCAGGTAGCTTCTGAATCAATCTCTAATAAGATTTGTACCCTAGACTTCATAGCCGAAACTTTGTGCCTCGTAGAAGATCAGGATACGTAAAAGATAGAGAAGCCGGGTACATCTTTTGGTACTCAGCGATCAGACCGCTTAGTTTGGTTGCTGCCTCACGATATTCCTCGCGTGCATCTGCAATAGTACTCAGCATCTCGCTTCGACCGTCCTCTTTGATAGACTTAATCTTAGCTTTACGCTGTTCGATCTCTTCTTCTAGTTTAGCAATCTCATCAATCATAATCATTTGCTTAATCCTCTCTGATAGCAACTTCCCCGCCTAATGCGGAATAACCTACCTTATCAATCCAGCTATCTACATGTTCCGGGCTGTTAATAAGTCTACAAGTCTTCAACCAATCCATAGCCAGTGCTACTTTCTCAGGTGTTACATTAACACCGAAGATAACCGACCAACCTTTAGCAATGTTTAAGAAATTCTGATGAGCATCCCCATAGTCCTTAGCTCGATCACTCGTGATAAGATCTTTGGCTTCAAGAATAATCTTACAGCGTTCCATGTTAATTCGACGTATTAAGTTTAGGAAATGGTAGCCCAAGCTGATCCCCGTCAGTGAAATCAGTCTTAGTAAAGTCGTCGTCTACTTCCTCAACGAATGAATCAATAATCTGACTGATAACATCAATGATCTGAGTGGACATAACAGCCATAGCATCATATTCTTTTGTGTCTCTTATCGAGTCATCTACGAACGCATATGATTGCAACATAATGTTCTGTGATCCAGGTTCACAAGACACAAAGATCCCAAACGTGTTGTTGGGAACCTTAATAGGGAAACTCATGTCTTTTTTGGCTTCTTCTGACATGCGGTTAACTCCAAGAAATCTTTGGCGTATAAGACTGCTATTGGTTCTTTGCGGTCTTGCTTATATATAGCTACTGGTCTGGTATTGTCAATCAGGTTAGACTCAGCCTGTTCTAAGGCATCGTACAACCCGACTCGTGCTCTGGCTTTACATTCAACGGTCCAAGGGAATGCACGACGGGCCAGAGGACTAAGGCCAATATCAGGACCATTAACCCCGCCAGGAGTAGAAGTGATATCGTCATCCTCTACCCCTGACAGGTTTTCCCTCAAGAAGTCTCTAACCCATTGCTGTAGCCTACGACCTTTAGCTTTAGCCGACGCTACGGATATCTTCTTCTTTGTAGAACGTGTAGTATTCGTAGGCATCTTTTGATTTCGACTTTGCTCTAGGTCGGTACTCTAAGTTTTCCCAACACGAATACTTAAAGTTACAATATGAACAGGTGAAGCCTAACTTTCTATTACCTGTAGGTTTCTTATAGAATGTTTCCTCTACGTCTGAGAAACCTTTTCTAAAATTAAAGTCATTAGCTTCTTTATATTGTTCAATTGTATTCTTGATCTTCTTATAGTATTCATCTTCATCTTCTGGATCAGCAGGACAGACTAACATCTCTCCAGTTTCTTTGTTGATTACAATCCAGCCACCAACTTTTATGTCAGGATAATTAGCACGTTCTGCTAATGTATAGCCCCACAGTTGATCGATGTAACCGAATGAGTCATCCTCTTTTAGTTTCTTATAAGAAGAGAACTTACGATCAAACGCAAACTTGGAAGCACTCTTAATATCCCACATGGATAGTTGCCCATCCATATTAATGATTACGTCGTACTCCCCGTTAAGATCACCAGAAGACGTAGTAAGTTTAGTTTTGGTATTGAGAGATACGATATTTATTCCGGCAGACTTTAGGATAGCAACAGCCAGAACCTCAGTCATATCCCCGTAAGTCATCCTGATCCTGAAACTAGGCAACTCAGGGATCTTATCCATACCAATCTTCTCAGCATGTAACTGACAGAATGGTTTACCTATCTGAGATAAAGATGGAAGACCTGTCTTAGGTCCACGAGTCTCGTTAAACCTTTTTAGTTTATCTGCAAACTGTTCCGCAGTTTCATCCAGTATCTCTTGAGGGATCTCCGGGTTCCCGCTAAGGAACCCGTCGATCTTTTCCTGTAAAGGATGCTTGGAACTAAGCATCCACTTATGCCTCTAGTACATCGTCGAACTCGTCAACGATACCACTAGCATTTTCCCGCATCTTCTCCATGATCTGGTTGTTCTCGTACTTAACCAGTTCAGCAAAATCAGACAGAAGCATACCGTAGTCACTATCAAGTTCAATGATGTTAGTCATAATAGGTTTGTACTTAAGATTAAACCACTTGTTAGAACCACGCTTTTTAAGTTCGTAGTCAATCTTAAGTTCGACGGAACCAGGATTAATACCTTGCTTAAGAATACCGCCGATCACACTACCAACTTCCATGAAGTTAGACGGACCAAGACGTAGCCGGAATGGTACGTTGTCTACATCCTTGGTATCTCCTGTCTCTGGATTGACAGCATTGACCATACGGACAGTACCGTAGACATGCCGGTATAGTTTGACCTTACTGGCAGCAGCATAAGCCGTAGGATCTTCTGTCCTAAGTTTCTCACGCACTTTGGAAGGAACCCAACCGCACTTATCACCACCAAGCCAATCAATAGCAGGCTTGCTAAAGTCCCGGAAATGCGAAGACATGTTCGTGTATTCTTCTTTATCCGAGTCGAACACAGCAGTCTGCATTGTATCCAGGTAAACCCGGATATAGCAGTCGTTAGAGTAACTATCTGATCCATCCATATCGCTCAGAGCAAGTGATGGTGCAGGTACAGTCAGTAGGCTGCCATCTGAACCCTCAACAGATGAATCCCTGTTAATACGAAGACGGGCGATGTTAGGTCCAGCAGGATTAGTAGCCGTGTATAGCTGAGTGAAATCGCCTGTGTTATCGATTACCACTAGATCGTTCATATGTTAGTACCTTTGTTGTATAAAACTACTTAGTAACTTAATACTGTTAGTCAACGTAACCATCTCTATCTACCGAGATAGTCTGATTCTTAATAATAAACCCGTAAGAGTTTAGAGAACGGATACATTGAGACAGAATGTC